CGCATACTAACTATATACAAGCATAAAGGGAAGTATACCCCTGCGGAGGTGATTAGCCCGTAGGGGGCGGCCTTTTAAATATAAGGAGTTGGAAACTATGAAACCAATAAATATAAAAATTATGATGGCGCTAATTGAAAAAGAACCAGGCGATCAGTATGTACCAGTATTGAAACCAGTACTTATGCAGATACTGACTGAACTCAAACATCTGCGTCGGAAAAATAGTCAGCTCGGCGGGAAAGTGGCTCGGTATCGGAGAAAAAAGGAAGAGCTTGAAGATGCTTTGGCGATGTACCAATGACGACGTGGAATGAACTGCCAGCACACCTTGTAAGTAAAATACGTTCTGACAGCGTAACGGCGCCGGCGAATTTACCCGGGGCTGTACCTGTGCTGAAATATGGCAATGCAATAACTGAGGTTGACGGGATTCGCTTTGACAGCCGAAAGGAAGCAGCCTATTACGAAGATTTACTTTGGCAGCAGCGAACCGGTGCAGTAAAAAGCATTGAACTACAGCCTGAATTTGTTTTACAGCCTGCTTATGAGGTTGCAGGTAAAAAGATAAGGCCTATTATTTACAAGGCAGATTTCAAGGTAACAGAAGCTGACGGGCATATATATTACGTCGATACGAAAGGGATGCGGACGCAGGTGTATCTGATCAAAAAGAAGATGCTGCTATATCGTTACCCGGACATTGACTTTAGAGAAGTTTAAGGTGGTGGAGTAGTGGAGAAAATTAGAAGTCTTGTAGGTATGGTATCAAAAAAGAAGTTTTTTTCGGCCTGCAAATGTTATGAAAATAATAAATATGGTGTTGATTATGTCAAACCACAACTTTGCATAGATGAAGAAAGTCATCTCATATTTTGCGACCGATGCAGTGCAGTTATAGATCCGTTTGCAGCAATGCTCATGGTCGCAAATTTTGAAGAACGGCAAAACCGTGAATGGGGTAGATACATGGAAAGTGCTAGACGGTTTTGGAAAATAGCCCACAGCTATAAACCATACAGAGTAGCACTTAAAGAAATGGAAAAGAATATGGGCAGGGGTGATAAGACTATGTTGCCCTGCTGCCCAAAATGTGACAGAGCATTTGATCCTGCAGATATCAAAGCGTATGTTAATAAAAAATATGTCTGCGACCAAGGCGGTGGAGTAGATGATTGATATTAGTAAACCTATTTATGCGAAAATATATGATTATGACGAAGCTTACTGCGAATCAGACTGCGATGATACTTGCGGCTCCTATATCATCAGAGAGGTAGAAGAACTGCATTTTGCAACAAAACGATGCGAGGTATTTATTAGGTATAGTGATGGTTTTGTTAGTAAGACATTTAAGTTGTTACCACAGACAAAAATTGAAGGAGTGCCAAAATGACTAAATTAAAACCTTGTCCGTTCTGCGGTAGCAAAGCTAAGATGGAAAGAACGCCAATTAATCCTTATTATTATGTGATCTGTACAAATCTAGAATGTGACGCAACTGTTGGGAGATTTCAGCCAACAGAAGAAGAAGCTGCAGCAGCATGGAACAGACGGGACGGTGAATAAAAATGGAAGAAGAACAATGCCCTTGTGACGAATGTAGAAAGGCGGTGGAGTAGATGAAAAAAACTGAAATAAAGTACGTAGGTTGGTGCCATGAGTGCAAATGCCTAGGAAGTTTTATTTGTGGTAACTGTAAGCCTAATGAGAAATACAGTTTTGGTAGACCTTCTGAATTTATATCTAAGAACAAAAACCGTTGGGTAAGAATGTAGGAGTAAAAAATGAAATACTTAGACTATTGTTATTTGTGCATTAATAATAGAAAGGCCAGTGAGTTGAGCGAAAACCCAAAATGTAGTAACTGTATTCAGCTTACTGTTATGTCTATGCCAACTAAGTTTAAATCGCGTAGGATTACTTGGGCTGACAGAACGGAGATAAAAAAATATGATAGCAATTAAAGAAATGGATATGCCTGCAAACTGCGCTGAATGCCCGTTGACATATCCAGTTGGCTTTTATAGGAATCAACCATTTTTTGTTGATAAGAGTAAAGGTTGCTGTATTCTTGCCTGTGAAATTGAAAATCCAAACATTAGGCTGATAGATTGTCCATTAATTGAGATAAAGGATGGTGAAGAAAAATGACTAAAGCAGAGCGTAAACGTCCGTTTAAAAAAGCCTTTACGTTATATCGTCGCCGAGGCTATGACTTTTCTTACCGCTGGACATTGTATTTTAATGTTAGAGGATCAAGCGTAAAGAGTTTAAAAGAATTTTTAAGGGGGATTAATGGACAGTGAAAACAGTAATAGCAACAGTTATTGAAAAAAAATGAGTATAGGATAAAAATAGTAGGTGAATAGATTATGAGACTAATAGATGCAGACGCACTGCGTCGGCGAAAAGAGTTGCGCTTCGGCTTAATGGCAGCAATCACTACTATTCAATTTTTAATAGACGAAGCCCCTACAGTAGAAGAACGCAAGCAAGGGCATTGGCTTACTAAAAAAGCATGGCATGTGGAGTGTTCCGAATGCCATCATGTTTTAGAGTTTATTTGCGACGTCAAAAAATACTGCCCGAACTGTGGCGCAAAAATGGACGGTGAACCAGAATGAACATACTAAAGTTAGAAAGATCAATAGCTTTATTAAAACCAATCATCTGGAAAATGCCTATGAATGAGAAAAGGGATGCTTATATAACTTTATTGACGGCTGCTCAAAAGCAGATACCGCAAGAAGTAAATTTGGTAGTCGAAGAGCATTTTATACCAAACTGTCCTTTTCCACAACAAATACCTAAAGGCTGGGCATGTCCTGTATGCGGACGTGAGGTAGATGATGATGCTCATTATTGTAAATACTGCGGCCAAGCTATATGTGATGATTAAGGAGTGAAGACATGAATTATCCTGATCTAATAAAATGGATATTTGAATTTGTATATGAACATTGGATATTAACGTTTTTGTTTATATTAGTTTTAAGAAGGTTTAGTATTTTTACAATAAATCTATCGAACTTTATAAAGAAAAGCTAGAAGGAGACTGATATGCTAATAGAACTGTTACGAAAGCATACAGAGTGGTATTTTTTGAATAGGAAATATATTCAGAAAGCTGTTGATGATGAAAGAGAGCAGCGTACTGCAAGGAAAGGGCATACGGGCGGTGGGGGTCATGCTTTTATCAGTAATCCAACAGAAACATCTGCACTAAAGAATATTGAACCGATCAAGATGATTTCGTGGGGACAAGGCCCTTATCAAACTATAGTAATAAATCCTGAAGCATGGCTTGAAGTAATAGCTGAGACATATAAGGTTCATAAGAAACAAGCAGCAGGAGATGCTATGTTCCAGCGTTATGAATATAATAAGTCGCCAGGAGTAATTGCTGGACTAAAAGGTATGAATAGAGATACTTACTACGAGCTTCGCGAAGAGTTTTTAAACGATGCTGTCGTTTTAGCACTCGAAAAAAATTTATTGAGAATTAAAAATGTATCCGACAAATTACCTGTTCTGATGAGTTAAAATAGTATTATAAGTAAGTAGGCTTACAACAAGCTTGGGTTTGAGAGTAGTATAATCTTCAATGGTACTCAAACGCGGCGCCGTTGGGGTAATACAGCGGCATTAATGGAGCAGTACTCAAACGGCTAAGAGAGCAGTCTTGAAAACTGATAGGGCGTAGGGATACGCTGTGTGGGTTCGAATCCTACCTGCTCCGCCATACGGAAGGTTGGCGTAATCGGTAACGCAGCGCCCTGCTAAGGCGTCAGTCGAGCAATCGGCTTGCAGGTTCAAGTCCTGTGCCTTCCGCCAATTTAATCTACATAAATAATTCGGCGTTGAAAAACCGATAAAACACGGTAATATACATCAAAGTTTAGCATAAAACTTAATATAAAGGCACTTAACTTCGGTTAGGTGCTTTTTTATTTGCAAAGGTGGTGAGGAGATATGAGGATAAATCTGACCGGCAAGATAAAGAAGATAGCAAAGGCATTAGAGCTAAAAGGAATGATTTATCTATATTCAAGAGAACAGGTATACAGCGAGAAACTTTCTAAAGTCTGTACTATGTATAAACTAGATCATCTAATGCCCTGGGATGAATATAAAGAGAAATATCCTGATAAAGCTGAACGAAAGAGAAATAAAGGTGCCAATGTTAGAGTAGAAGTAGCAAGGTCGTTTAGAGAAATAGATATCCTGTATTATTTGGTGAATGTGTTAAAGGCAGGTGATAACAGTGGATGAAATTAGTCAAGCACAGAAGAATTTTGTTGATTACTTTATAGAAACCGGTAATCAAACTGAAGCATACAAAAAAGCGTATCCAACGTGTAAGACTGATAATTCAGCGGCGGCCAGTGCTAGTAAACTGCTAAGGAATAACAAGGTGAAGCAATATTTAGATGCACGAATGGCAGCAGTTGATAGTGATAAGATTGCTACAGCTGAAGATGTTCTTGAATATTTAACAAGAGTAATGCGTGGAGAAGAAAAGGACCAGTTTGGATTAGATGCTGGACTAAGTGATAGGACTAAGGCAGCAGAACTATTGGGTAAGCGCTATATGCTGTTTAAAGAACAACTAGATGTAAATCTTGAAGGCGATATTGCTGGTTTAATTGCTAGCCGTCGTAAGAAGGGTGATAGCGATGCCTAGAGTTGCTTTATCAGAAAAGGATATAAAGGCATTAACAGACTTTCTTGGAAGTGTCAGTAAAGATCCTTTGGAGTTCGTACGGCTTGCATTCCCGTGGGGAGAACCGAATACTCAACTTGAAGACAAAGCAGGACCTGATGAATGGCAGATAGAACTGCTGAACGATATCAAAGAAGGATTAAAAACGCCAGATCAGGTTATCCGTGAAGCCGTTGCATCCGGACATGGCATTGGTAAGTCTGCTATGGTGGCATGGATTATTCTGTGGGCTATATCGACACATGAAGATACAAAGGGCGTTGTTACGGCGAATACAGATACACAACTCAAAACAAAAACCTGGGCAGAGTTAGCTAAATGGTATTACTTGTTTGTAGCAAGAGATTTATTCACTTATTCAGCAACAAGCATTTATTCTAACCAAGAAGGTCATGAAAAGACATGGCGTATAGATGCAATACCATGGAATGATAGTAATCCTGCAGCGTTTGCGGGTTTACATAACCAAGGCAAGCGAACTCTGGTTATATTCGATGAAGCTTCTGAGATATCGGATATCATTTGGGAAGTAGCTGAAGGTGCAATGACAGATGCTGATACGGAAATCATTTGGTGTGTGTTTGGAAATCCTACTCAGAGTAGTGGCCGTTTTCATGCTTGCTTTCATAAAAACAGAAGTTTATGGAACCGTAAACAAATTGATAGCCGAACTGTTAAGATAAGTAACAAGGCTGAACTTGAGGGTTGGCGGGTGCAATACGGCGAGGATAGTGACTTCTTTAAAATTCGCGTGAAGGGCGAATTCCCTTCTGCTAGTGATAAACAATTTATTAGTACCGCCTTAGTTGATGAAGCAAGACGTAGGACGTTACAAGAAAAGCAATTTAGATTTGCTCCTGTGATTATAGCCTGTGATCCTGCATGGACAGGAGGAGACGAAACAGTTATTTATCTTAGGCAAGGGCTATTCACGAAAAAGCTGTTTGCGACTACTAAGAACGATAACGACATTGAAATAGCAGGCATATTAGCCAGATTCGAGGACGAATACAAGGCTGATGCGGTGTTTATTGATCTAGGCTATGGTACAGGAATCAAGAGTGCTGGTGACGCATGGGGCAGATCGTGGACACTGATTGCTTTTGGCGGGAAGTCAAACAGGCAAGACTGCAAAAATAAACGTGCTGAGATGTGGGCTAATATGAAAGATTGGTTGAAAGAAGGCGGGGTTATACCAGAAGATGACCAGACTTTAGCGGATGATTTAATGGGTCCTGAAACAGTACCTAATACTAGCGGGTTAATACAACTTGAAAGTAAAGAAGCTATGAAAAAGCGAGGTGTTCCCTCTCCTAATAGAGCAGACGCACTAGCTTTAACTTTTGCTCAATCTGTTGTAAGCAGGGAACAGGCGATAACAGAAGCACAATTTGATAATAGACAAAGGGTTTATGATCCGTTTGCCGGTATGTGAAGGGAGGTGAGACTATGCATAAGATTATGATGCAGTTACACGGTGGTGGCGGTGGAGGTGGCAGTGTTGAGCCTATAAAACAAAGCGCACCTGGCAGTACAGCAGCGGCCACTATTGATAGTGCGACAGAGGGAGAGAGACAAAGCCTGCTTCAAAAACTCTCTAAAGCTCGTGGCAGAAGCTATACCAATAAGACTGGTGGGCAGCTTACCTCTGATAGTGTCAAGAAAATGTTGTTGGGAGAATGATTATGGATATCAAAGATATGCTGCGTGACAGCGATAAATTAAGACGAAAACAACATACTATCTCCCAGCTTTATACATTGCGCAGCCAATATGAGCCAACGTGGAGGATGCTTAGCCGGTATATAAATCCGACAAGGGGCAGGTTTGAGGAAGATATCCAAAGCACAGAAGGGCATAGACGTGACGAATACCTTATAGACCCACATCCCCAAAAAGCAGTTGGTAAATGTGCAGCTGGTATCCACAGTGGGTTGACATCACCGTCAAGGCCTTGGTTTGAGCTTGGTCTGCAAGATGAAGAAAAAGCTAATTACCACGCTGTAAGGATGTGGTTAGATGATTGCCAGGAGATTATGAGCAGCATTTATTCTAAGAGTAATGCTTATAATATGCTGCAGCAGATTGAGGCTGAAATGGCTCAATTTGGTACAGGGGCTTCTTTGATGCTGGAAGACTACAATTATGGCATATGGATGAGGCCGTACACCTGCGGTGAATATGCTGGCGGTGTAGATGCAAGGGGAAGAGTTTATACGTTCGCTAGACGCTTCAGATTAAGCGCAGACCAAATCGTTAAAGAATATGGTATTGATAACGTATCGGAAAGCGTGAAATCTGCTTATAATGACGGAAATATCACAACATACTTTGATATTGAAATGCTTATAGAGCGTAATGATGATTATGATCCTAACAAATTGGCTTTAGGCAATTTCCCCTGGCGCTCATATCACTATGAAAAAGGTGCTAATGACAAATTCCTGAAGATATCAGGGTTTAGGGAATGCCCGTTCCTCATGCCACGCTGGACCTTGATTGCAAATGGTGTATATGGCTCTGGACCTGGACATAATGCTTTGGGCGATTGTATGCAGCTACAGAAGATTGAGAAGAATAAACTTAGGGCTATTGATAATGCTGCAGATCCGGCGATGGCATTTCCTGCTTCAATGAAGAAGCTTGACAGAATGCCAGGAGGAATAAATTTTTATTCTGATGGAACTGTACAGCAGGCTTATCCACTTGTAGACCCAAGAGCAAAGGCCTATGAAGGCATAGGAGCATTGTCTCAGGAGAAACGGCAGTCGATATCTGAAACGTTCTATAATGATTTGTTTATGATGATTACATCTCAGGATGGACCTCAAATGACTGCGCGTGAGATTGTAGAGCGGCATGAAGAAAAGCTCCTGATGTTGTCCCCGGTACTTGAGCAAATGCACAATGAGGTTTTAGAACCTATGACGCTCCGCACTTTTGATATTTGTTTGAGACATGGGTTGTTTCCGCCTATGCCGGAGGAAATTGACAAAAGCGAATTAAAAGTATCCTTTATTTCTATCTTGGCTCAAGCCCAGAAAATGGTTGAAATACCTGCTATTGAGCGTACGGTTGGATTTGTTGGCAATCTTGCTGCTGCTCAGCCTGAAGTGCTTGATATCATCAATCTTGATGAAGCTGTACGAGGTTTCGCAGAATCTACTGGTGTCAAAGAAAAGATAGTGCGTGATGAAAACGAAGTAGCTGAACTTCGCAAACAGCGTGCTCAGGCACAGCAGGAACAAATGCAAGCTGAACAGATGGCTGCTGCTGCGCCTGCTGTTAGGGATTATGCTGATGCGGCCAGGTTGATGAGTGAAACCCCTGCTAATGGTGGCAATGCATTAGATCAATTGCTGGGAGGCGGGATTTAATGAAAAACAAAAAAATGAATATGCTTGCACAACAAGCGCTGGACGACTTGGACGTTATTATGCGGACCGAGAACGGACGGCGTTTTATTTATGCCATTTTGGAAAGCACAGAGGTCGAAACAGCGGTTTTTTCAGCTGAGCCATACTTCAATGCTTTCTTATCAGGTAAACGTGCTGTAGGCGTTGATTTGTTAAAGAATATCCGGATGCTGAATGATGGACATTCTTTAGAAATGCTGATGCGTAATGAAGCAGAGAGTGCTAGACACCCTCCTGATTTAGAAGATGATGACCTTTTTAAAGTAGATAACGACATAGCGGAGGTAAGACATGAATAAGTTTACACAAATGTTTTTTGAAGCAGATGGTGCTGGTGGAGGCGGTGAACCTGCTTCTTCCGGCGACCCATTTGTAACAGAACCTGCTCCGGTAGTTGAGCCGAGTGGAGAGCCAACGCCTGCAGGTGACGGTGACCCTGCAACTACACCTAAAAATGTATTTGATGATCCTGTGCAAGAGCCTGCTGTTCCTGATAAATATGAGTTCAACCTACAGGAAGGGCTGGAACTTTCGCCTGAACTGGAAGCTGATTTTACAGCGATTGCTAAAGACGCAAAGCTTACTCAGGAGCAGGCTACTAAGCTGATTGATTTGCATAGCAAAGTAGTTTTAGACGTTATGCATAAGCAGGAGGAAATTGTAGACGGTTGGACTGCTGAATGCCAAAAGCAGGGGCTTATTTCTCGTGAGAACATTGCTGCTGCTAAATTAGCTGTTAATACTTTTGGCGGTGGTGAGGCTATGCAGGTACTTGTAAATACAGGTGTGGCCAATCATCCGGCAATACAAAAAATGTTGCAAAATATTGGAGGCTTGCTTATGGAAGACCAACCGCCTGATGGGCAAGCACCTAAATCTAAGGAACTGGACGACGCCGAGTTGTTTTTTCCCGGCGGCGGGTTCAAATAAAAATATTAAGGAGTGGTAAATAATGCCAGATTTGACAGGTTTCGCAACCCTTCAAGACTTTGCGTCTCGTCAAGGGTTCGACAAAAAGTATCAAAGAATTATTGAACTGCAAACCAAAACAAATAAGATTTTAAAAATTATGCCGTTCAAAATGTGTAACTCTAAGGACTATGAGGAAGCTACATTGCGTTATTCTCTGCCGGAAGTAGCGTGGAGAATGATTAACCGCGGGACTAAGCCGAGCAAGTCTAAAACTAAGCAAGTATCTTTTACTTGCGGTGAGATGGAAGCGCTGGCTGAAATCGACGAAAAGCTTGCACGAAAGAATAATATGCAGGCTTCTTGGATGATGAGTGAGAATGCTGCTTTTCTTGAAGCAATGAACCAAGAAATGGCGACTACGCTTTTCTATGGCGATGAGAAGATCAACCCTGCAGGATTCACTGGTTTAGGCGCTTATTTTTACAGTAAGACCAATCAGGAAGATATTTGGGCAGACCAAATCATTGATTGCGGCGGCACAGGTGATAATCTGACTTCTGTATGGTTTGTAGGCTTTGGAGAGCAGCAGGTATACGGCTTGTTTCCAGAAGGCGATACAGCAGGTTTTACGCATGAATATTTGGGTAAACAAAAAGTAACAAATGATAAAGGCGAGGTATTCTTTGCTCATACCAATAAATATAATTGGTCCATGGGCCTTGCGGTTAAAGATCCTCGTTATGTTGTGCGTTTGGCCAATGTTGATTTAAAAGATCCTGCTACTACTACAATCTTCGACAAATTGATCGAGGGTTATTATCAGATTGAAAATCCTGATAATGTCAATTTGCAGATCTTCTGTAATAAACAGTTTGAGGCTTTTATGGCCAAGGCTGCACGTAATGACAAAAATACTATGCTGTCTATTGATACAGTTGAAGGAAAACCTGTTGTTAATTTCTGGGGCGTTCCGTTCCAGCGTTGCGCAGCTATTCTGAATACTGAATCTCAGCTTGTTTAAAAAGGAGGAATATAAAATGGCACGTATTGATGCTCAATTATTGCTGTCTGAGAATCAGGCCGTTACCGGCGCAAGCGCAAACAGCAATGTTATTGATTTAGGAAGTACAGGCGGGTTTATGCATCCGCTGTACTTTGACGTAAAACTGACCACACCAATGACTTCCGGCAAGATTACTAAGGTTAAAGTACAATCTTCTGCAACTGAGGGATTTGATAGTCCTGCTGATGAGGTTGAGGTAAGTGTACCTGATTCTCTGATTCAAACAAGGGCTTGTACTGTGGCACAATTCTTTTCTCCAATCAAATATGGTAATCGTTATATTAGATTGGTTTACACCGCTAGTGAGGCCGTGGGCGGCAAGGTCTTTGCTTATATGACTGACGGCATCCAGGTAACTTTATAATGGCTACTTACAAAGTAAAGCGTAATTGTTTTACTTTGGGTCGTATGTATAGGCGTGATGATATTGTAACGCTTGCAGATAATATTAAGGTTCCTGAACATTTTGTGAAACTTAATAGACCAGCAGCAGTATCTTCCGGTAATGACGATCCGCGTTATCTCCAATATGAAGCAATGAACTTTAATGATTTAAAAGAATTGGCCAAAGAACAGGGAATAAAAACAAGTCAGAAATCCAGGGAAGCTATTATTAATGAATTAGTGGCACTGGCGCAAGATTAAATCAGCCGGGGGCATATGTCCCCGGCTTTCTTTATAACAGAGGTGAAATTATGGATAAGGTTGAGATTTGTAATATTGCACTTAATCATATAGGCGTAGCTACAATAGAACGACTTGACGAAGCCAGCGAGCCGGCACGAGTATGCCGTCGCTGCTATGACTATGTTAGACAGGCCGTGTTAAGGAAATTCCCCTGGACATTTGCTACAAGAAGTGTACAGTTAGCTGCGCTTCAAGATGTGCCTCCTAACTGGAAGTATGCATATCGTTATCCTGCTGATGCAGTATGCCTGAGAATGATGTATAACAAGCATTTTTGTGGCTTGCCGAGGGATAACCAATATAAAATCGTTTCGGATAAACAGGGGAAAGCTATTTATACTAATATCGGCAATGCCTGGATTGAATATACTGTAGATGTTACTGATGCAGATTTATATGATGCTCAATTTGTAGAAGCATTTGGATGGAAGCTCGCTGCAGAAATTGCTTATGCGTTGACTGGCAAACTGGATTTAACGCAGATGTGTATCCAGGCTTATAACGCTTATTTTGCAGAAGCCAGCTCTACTGACGCTGATGAAGAACATTTGCTGGATCCGCACATTGACAGATTAGCGGCAGCAAGATTTACGGGGGCATAATTATGGCACTCTATCAATTAAAATCAAGTTTTGCCGGCGGTGAATTGTCGCCGTCTATGTATGGACGTACTGATATTGCTAAATATGACAGCGGAGCTGCTGTTTTAAGAAATTTTTTCGTTCTGCGTTATGGTGGCGCTGCTAATAGACCAGGCTTTAAGTTCATCGCGCAGACTTATAATAATAAAAAGGCTGTGCTAATACCATTTATGTACAGCACAGATCAAAATTATATTGTTGAAATTACTGCTGGCAGATGCCAGTTTTATACAAATGGTGGTATTGTTGTTAAAGAAGATGGCACACCATATAGCATAGAAAACTTTTTTTCTGATAAAGATTTAGAAGATGCCGCAAAAATAAAATATACACAGAGCGCTGATGTTCTTTTCATTGTTCATCCTGAACATGCGCCAATGACACTTGCAAGATATGGCAGTTTAGACTGGCGGTTTGAGACAATGGATATTACAGGTGGACCGTTTGATTTATCTAATTATAGTGGGTCAAGTGTAATAACTAAAACTTTAAAGTGGTCAGCACCAGGGAAATATACACTTAATATTTCTGATAAAACAACTACAATGAGATTAATTGTTGCTGGTGGTGGCGGCGGTGGGGGTGGTTTTTCTCGTTCTACAGGCGGGACTAATGCAGGCGGAGGAACAGGCGGTAGAGGTGCTTTGATTATAAAAGATGTTTCGGTGGTTCCAAATACATCGCACGAAGTTATAGTGGGTGCAGGTGGTAAGGGTGGAACAGGAACTGTTAGTTATGAAGGAACATGGTCGTCTCCTGGAACTGATGGTGAATCATCATCTGTATTGGGGATTGAAGCTAGAGGTGGTGGGGGCGGCAGCGGCGCACTTGGCGGAAGAACTGGCAGTGATGATTCGCATGATGTCGTATATGGAACTGATGGTATTTCTTACGGAGACGGTGGAGCAGGTGGTGTTACAGGCAGTAAAGGAACAGGGGAAACTTTAAATGGTAAAAATGGTTCGCCGGGGTGGGTTATAGTTGAGTATGGTTTTCCTATTGGTGATAATACTACAGTAAAAGCTTCTGATGTTTATGGAGATATAACTGTAACTTCTACCTCTAGTATTTTTTCAGAAAGTGATAAAGGACAACTTTTTGCCCTAACTCATTTTTTAAAAACAGACTACAAAAAGGGTATTCCAAGTAATAATGGAGAAAATTTACAGGTTAGTGTATTGCCAAAATCTAATGTCTATGTAGAGAGTTTCGGATTTTGGAATGGTAATTTTAGTTTGGAAAAATATGATCCTGTTTCTTTAAAATGGGTGAACATAAGAACACAAAGCGGGAACAGAAGCCAGAATTATAGCTTGACTGAGAAGAACACGTCTGGAAGTATTGCTAACTACAGAGTTACTTCTACTGAATTTAATACAGACGTTTGGAGCGGTGAAAATGAGAAGCAGAGAGGCTATATAACCATTCAAAGCATCGGGGGAGATTATACGGGGCATGTATTGATTACTGAATATGTTAGCCCTACAGTAGTGAAAGGGACTGTAAAAAAACAGTTGGCTTCTACAGATGAAACCCGTGATTTTGCTTTTGCTGCTTGGAATGGTGAAAAAGGGTATCCTTCTGCAACAGGGTTTTATGAAGACAGGTTAGTCTTTGCGGGAAGTAAAGGATTTCCGCAGACATTCTGGACAAGCAAAACAGGAGACTATTATAACTTTGGAACAAGCATACCATCTGCCGATGATGATGGAATTACGGCTACTTTAAACGGTGGACAAATGAATGGCATTAAGGCAATTATAGCTTTTGGTGAAATGTTGCTGTTAACAGCCGGCGGAGAATTTAAAGTAAGCGGCGGAGGCAAAGCCATTACAGGAAGCAATGTTTTAAGTCAACCGCAGGAATATAGGGGTGTGTCAGATGTTAATCCTGTCACTATCGGCAGCAGGATTATTTATGTGCAGCACCAGGGCAATATCATACGTGACCTTGCTTACAGCTATGATGTTGATAAATATACCGGTGATGATTTAAATTTATTGGCTTCACACTTGTTTGAAGGGCATAAAATAATATCTATGACCTATCAACAGATACCTAACAGTATTGTTTGGTGTGTGCGTGATGATGGTTTGCTGTTAGGGCTTACCTACATAAAGGAACAGGATATCTACGCATGGCACCAGCATACCACGGCAGGCGGGAAGTTTGTTAGTGTATGTAATATTGGAGGAGCAACAGAAGATAAGTTATATGCAGTAATTGAGCGCGGCGGGCAGTATTATGTGGAAATAATGGAAAGCCGTGATAAAAGTACTAATGTAGAGGATCAGTTTTTCGTAGACAGTGGTATAACCTATGAAGGAGAGCCGACCGATGAAATATCAGGGCTTGAACATTTAGAAGGGTATACTGTGGCTATATTGGCTGATGGAAATGTACTTCCTCAGCAAACTGTAGAAAACGGTAAGGTTCTTCTTGGAAATAAGTATAAGAAGGTACATGTAGGACTGCCTATAGATGCGGAAATAAAAACACTGCCTATAGATTTTACAGCTCAAGATGGCACATATTTAAGTCGGAAGAAACGAATTGCTACAGTTACATTATTACTTAAAGATAGCCGTGGTGGATTGTTTGGAATGAAGGAGAATGAGTTAGATGAATTTAAATGGCGCAGTAATGAAGACTATGGGGAACCGATTAGTTTACAAACAGGTAAGTTTAAAGTAACGATCAAGTCTGCTACTTATGATGAAACTCAGCAGATAATAATTAAACAGCCTGATCCGCTGCCAATGACTGTATTATCTTTGATTCCGGAAATAGAAGGGTAAGGTGTATTATGGCAAAGTATGAATTTGTAAAGCCAACAAGGGCAGATGCGGAGTATATAGCGACTAATCTTAAACCAGATAATTACAGTGAACTATTTTGTGCTATTGGCCCTAATGCTCTTGATGATATTTTAGATGGATTGAAGCACAGTGATGAAATCGGCTGCCTGCATATCAACGGCGTACCCGCTGCTGTATATGGAGTGAGAAAAGCTTCGATAATGAGCGACGAGGGGCGCGTATGGCTGCTTATGACGAAGGAAACGGAGAACCATAAGGTATTTGTCGGAAGGCAGACTAAAAAGGCTGTAAGAGGGCTTTTAAAGAGATACGACAGGTTATATAACTGGGTCAACGTTGGAAATTATAATATAATGCGTTGGCTTAAATGGCTTGGCGCAGAAATACATGAACCAGCGCCACATGGAGTTTATAATCTGCCGCATCACTTTTTTGAGTTTAGAAAGGATGATGAATAATGGGCGTAGCGGCAACAATAGGCGCTACTCTTTTGGGTGGCTTTATTTCGGGAAGAGCGCAGCAGCAGCAATATAACGCTGCCGCTCAACAGGCAGAGGTAAATGCTCAGATAGCGAATCAGAACGCAGATAAACTGCAGGCGCAGGCTGAAGAACAGTCTAAGTCAAATACTATCAACGAAGAAAACAAACGCCGTCGTATGAACGCTATGTTAAGCCAGCAGAGGGCTAATATAGGTGCTTCCGGTATAACAGCTTCAGGCAGTGCGGCAAACGCTTTAGCTGACAGTGCGTATAATATGGAAACAGAGCTTGCTATCGAACGCTATAATTCAAGGCAAGGCGTTGAGAATATTTTTCAGCAGTCTACTGACCTTGTTAATCAACGTGATATCTATAATCAAAATGCACGCAATTACCGTAAAGCCGGTAAGCGTGCACTTATGAATAATATGCTTATGAGTGGGTTATCCCTTGCAGGTAGTTTATACAGTCCTAAGAGCGCAGGAAAGCAAGGTGCTTCCTCCGGTTCTTCAACTCCTAGTGTAACAACAGGTGCTACATATCAATTCAACAGTAGTGGAACTGGCTATAGACAAGGCAATTACAGTTATTTCCCGATGAAGCCGAAAACTTACTTCTAAAGTGAGTTGATGAAGAGAGCATAGTTAAGTAATACGGACTGTACTTGCATTAGTACGAAATGTATTATATAATAAACAAAAAGAGATAGCTTGATATTGGCGTGTCAGCTCTCTCCTGAATAAGTTAAAACTTGAAGAAAAGGCCGACTACACCGTTAGTGGGTCTTTTGTCTTATATAAGTAAAATTATTTACTTTTAGACAAAATGATAGCAACGAGTGTACCAAAGGTTACCATCAAAGATAATGCTTCGTATACAGTCATGCTATCACCTCCCTTGACAGGGAGAGAATCCGACTATCAAACTATCTCGGACAACATTATAACACACCTTTAAGCGCTTAACAATTTGTTAAAGCGCTTTTTCTATACCCAAAAGGAGGCTGGAATATGGCAATCGACATTTTTCAAGTAGGTGCGCAGTTAGGAGCACCGGCAAGTAAAGTATCTAATGTCCGCTATGATAACAGTGGGCAGCAGGCTGTTGTAAGAGAATCATCTCAGACCGGTAGAATTATTCAGGCCGGTGTTGAGCATGTGAGAGAGCAGATCATAAGAACCGACGTTCTGCAGGCTAATAATGAGTATGTAAAACGTACTAACGATCTAAGAATGCAGTTGATGCAGAAAAAAGAAAAAGGTGCTCTTGACATTGTCGGTGAGTATGAAGCTGGTGAAAGAAAGATCCGCAGCGAACTTATGGCTCAAAGTCCTCAAAGCGTAAAGTACGGCAAAGGTGCTATGTTATTTGATTACAGCACCCAGCAAACTGATAATGCTAATCGCAGAGTTTTGGGGCAATACAGAGCGCAGCAGTTTGAAGCTTGGCAGAATACTACTTTTGCTAATTCTATAAATAGTTCTGTTCAAAAGGCTGTTTTATCTCCTAATGACCCTGCAGTTATAGCCGATGTACAAAAAGAAATTGATTACGCCATAAATTCCAGATATGGAACATATGGAAGAGAAAGGCTTGATTTAGAGTATAGAAAATGGACTGGAGTATTAGGTCAGGCGTTGATAGACAGAAGTTATGCTAATGGCGATATAAATACGGCCGAAGCTTATGTTGAAAAATATGGTCCTTATATGGATCCGGGCGTAACAAGTGCCTATGCTAAAAATGTTTATGCTCGCAAACAAGAAGAACGGCTGTTTAACATGGGACAGAACCTTTATGCTACTTTTGGCGAGGATGAAGGCGCTGCACGTGATTATATCTTTGGCGATAATTTTAAAACAGAGGTTGATGGTAAGGCGATTGTAAAAGCAGCTAGTGCAGATATAGGTAATAATTATGGTGAGAATACTTGCACTATTAGTATCAATAAATGGTTGAGATCTGCTGGAGCTAAAGAAGGAAATACGTGGGCGCCAACCAATATGGAAGATGCAAAGGACAATGGAGTATTTTTTACCCAACGGAATCAGCTTCGAAATGGTGATATTGTTTATTGGGATTGGGAAGATAATGACGACAGCGATCATGTAGGGGTTTATGATGCTTCTACAGGAAAAGTAATTCAAAGCGGTACGCATGGAGTTGCTGCTTTGGATTTAGATCATTATAAAGTTTTAGGTTTTGCTCATCCGATAAGCGATGCGCCTACGTTGGAAGATAGGCAGAAGGCCTGGAACAATTATGTGCAACAGAAAAATATTAATGATGCCATTAAAACTAATCAGCAAAATATGATCATAAAAAATATAGAACAAAGATTATGGGACAATTTTAAAACAGGTATTATTGATTCGCAGGATATGAGAAATATGGTTTTTAGTGCTTCTGGTGGAGATGCGGATGTAGAACGGACGCTATTAAAATTCGGTGATGATTTAATAGGCATTCAGACAAAAGCTGCCGCTGCGGTATCTAATAGTGGCATTTATAAATCAATCAAGGATGCAATTACGAATAGCACTGTAACACCAGCCGAAGCAGTATCATTAATCAACCAAAACGCAACAGTCTTGGGTGAAGCAGATAGAAGCAGGTTATTGGCTTTTGCTAGAAATCAAGATCCAAGAAATAAGGATGTTGATAAACGTTTAGCTATTATAATTGATGAAACTATTGATGATAAAGTGGAACGCGGAGATTTGCAGGCTTTTCTGGATAATGCATTGCAAGATATTACTGACCCTGATGCAAGATTTGCGACAGGGAACGAAGTTCTAAAAGAGGCGTTTAAAAATCGTGCTATTTATAAAAGCTTCAATAGTAAGCAACTTGAATGGGGCTCTTTAAAGAGTAGCCTTTCACCTAATCTTTCCCCTTATATAGATATTTATCAAAAACGTAACGGCAATAATATTGATTTGGGAAGTGCAAAAACATTTTTTGGAGCTATAAACCCTAATGATTTATATCAAGTATCGGCATTGAAAAAAGTTACAGAAGAAAATAGGCCTATGGATATCCAGGAGCTCAATAAGCAGATTGCTGCTATAGCTTTGAGCAATGGTGTAGATGCAGCTCCGCATTTACTGGAGATGCCACAGCAGAATGAAACCGCAGTACAGCAAAATGAAAGCACTCCATGGTTCAGTGATTGGGGAGCCAGTGAGCGTACTGGTTTGGCAGCAATGAATTTCAGTGATGCTATTGAATCTATCAAACAACGTCACTTAGCGGCATTAAGAGGAGAAATTAACGAGGAGTGGTAATATGGCAAGGTCTGTATTGTACGATGTAGCAGCGGCAGGAAAGTTTATACCAGACGATTTAAAGACTAAAGCATTACAAGGAGCTAATGCAAATAATATATCGCTTCAAATGGCAGCTCGTAATCCTGATTATTATTTACCTAAAAACTTTGATTATGACTGGAATAAATATGAGAAGATCGCACCAAGAACAGCAGAGGCGTTAAAAGACCCTGTGCTTATGAGCATTGCCGGTACTAAAGCTGCAGAATTTTGGGGCGAGCAAGAAAATAACTGGAAAAGTATTACAGCGCTGAAAAATGGTTTTAAGAATGTTGCTCGCAGCGGTTATGGTGCAGTTGCACTGCTTGCTGATTTGGGTGCAGATAAAAAAGATGTTGACTTGACAACGGAATCCAAGGTTTTTAGCGCAGATACAATAGGACGGCTTTTGTATGCTGTCGGTGGAGATAAGCTAAAAACTATTGGTACTGAAGCTAAACGCATTGGTGGCAGTGAAATATTTAAGCCGGAAGAAGTAAAGGCTGAAACTGCGGCAGGCCAGTTTTATTATGACTTACTGCAGAATGCACCACAATTAGCGGCACAGGTCGGCGTCGCAATCAGTACAGGCGGCTGGAGTGCTGCTGCTTTTATGGGCAGTCAGATTGCAGGCGGCCAATATTTAGATCTTACTGAAGCTGGGGTATCTAATGACAGAGCCAGAGCTGCGGCGTCTTTAAACGCTGTTGCACAGTCTGCTCTTGAAAAAGTGGGCTTGGGCAAAGTCATGGGAGCAGGAGCAAGAGCCGCTAAAATCGCAACTATGGGCGGTAAGGCCAAAGAAGTTTTTAAAACTGCATTGACAGAAGGCATTACTGAATGGATTCAGGAATACCCGGATGCTGCTGCTGAAATATGGGCTAAAAATGCGAATCTTTCCACTCAAGAGCAAATACTTAAATTTTATCATGAATTTGGAGAAATCACTAAAAGAGGCGCTTATTCCGGTGCTATTGGTGCGGTGTTTGGTGGTCTTGGAGGTTCGGTAAGCATTGCCGTAGACCGTAATGCAAATAGAGTTATGCAGGAGCAGGCTGTACGTACTGCGGAAACGATGAAAAACAGTAAGGACGTAGATATTACCGCCAGCAAACTAGTACTGAACCAAACGACAGAAGAAAAGGCTTATGTAGATGCTGAAACCCTTTTTACATATGCGCAGGCAAATCCTAACCTGGATGTAAAAGATACCTTTGGTATAGAGGTTTCTGAACTGCAGGCGGCTGCTGTTCGTGGTGAGGATATTGAAATGCCAATGGGTACGTATTGTGCGGCAGAGGCTCAAAATCCTGGCTTTTTCCAGGCTGTAAGCAATAACGTAGCTTTTGAACAGGGTGGTTATACAGAAGAACGCGCCAGAAATAAAAAAGCTCTCCAAAGCGCTTATAAAAAAGCGTTGGAGAACGACGAGGAATTTAGAACTGCAGTTGATACTTTTAGAAATGAATTGACTGAAGCGGGACTAAATCAAAAGGAAACAGGTGACGTCCTGGCTATTTTAACCAGCCGTGCTATGATTGCTAATCCTGATGACCCTATGCAGTATTTCAGAGATAACCCTTTAAGCTTCAAACGAGTTGTCAGCACTCCTAATGGCCGGTATATGCAAACTAAAAGTGCTAACGAAAAATTGCTTGAGGATGAAAATAACTTTTCTGGTATCGTAGATGAATATAAAGCCGGTACGTTGAACGAAACGAAACCATATAAGGTAATGACTACGCCGCTTGCGATAAACCTTGCAGGCGGTAAAATTTTGCCTGTAACTATTGACGGTGGCAGGATCAACCATATTTTTGAAAAACACTTTGATGGTATGACACCGGACCTTTTGAAACAATTACCACGGGCATTTGCTGATCCTATAATGGTATTAGATTCTTATTCAGGGCGGAAGGTGGTAGTGCTGGATTTGAAAGATGCGCAAGGCTCTACTATCATTGTTCCACTTGATCTTGATGTAAGCCGTGACCGTTATAAAGTAAATGCCATTAACAGCGCTTATGGTAAAGGCGGTGCTAATGGCACAAATTATAATTGGTTTATTGAGCATAATATCAAAAAAGGCAGAGTTGTATATGTAAATAAAGAAAAAACCGCCAAGTGGTTACAGTCTGATAGCAGCGATTCCGCTATCAAAGGCACCGACCTTGACGGTTTTCTTAATAATAGTATACCAGATGAAAATGCACTCCGCAAGAGACGAGAAGAAATGCAGGGATACTACCAGACCGCTTTTCACGGAAGCCCACATAAATTTGAAAAATTTGATTTGGGATCTGTTGGCACAGGAACAGGTATACAGGCCCATGGATGGGGTTTGTATTTTGCTTTCAGCAAAAATACTGCTAAACGGTATAGGGATAGATTGAAAGGACGCCGTGATACATATACTGGCGAAGGCTCTCTAGTTGAGGTTGAAATCCCTGAAAATGATGTATTACTTGATGAAAATAAATCTATTGAAAAGCAACCGCCTAAAGTACGCGAGATTATTAAAGCTGAATTAGAAAGAATTGGTGGGAGTGCGAATAGCGGCAGAAGCTTTTATAAAGAATTAATGTTTGAGATGAAAAGGAGGGGGGCGGAAAATCCAGCCAGAGCAGCATCTGAACATTTAAATAAATTAGGGATAAAAGGCATTAAATATGTTGGAATGGTAGATGGAGAATCATATGTAATTTTTGACGATCAGGCAATAAAAATAATCAACAGTTATAATCAAAAAGTTAATAACGATAAAAAAGGCGCTATCACCTGGGACGAAGAAGGCAAAGCAATTATCAGCCTGTTTGAAGGTGCTGATATGAGCACTGTTATTCATGAAGCTGTCGGACATTACTTTATTGAGAATCTCATGCGTGAAGGGGCTCTCCCTAATGCTACAGAGCAGATGAAAAAAAGACCGTCAGACTATGCTTGATTATGCAGGTGTAACTAAAGACTGGGATAGCTTGTCGCAGGAAGAAAAAACAGCAGCACATGAACGCTGGGCAGAGGCCGCAGAAACTTATATGCTTGAAGGCAAGGCGCCCTCAAAAGAGCTGCAGCCGGTATTTAACAGGTTCAAAAAATGGCTGCTTGCTATTTATAACGCCGTTTTTTCGGATAAGCGCAGTAAAAATGCTGTTCCAATCAACGATGAAGTAAGGCAGGTTTTTGACAGGATGCTGGCAAGTGAAGAGCAAATATCAGAAATGGAGCGTATTGACGGTTATTTTTCTGCTTTGCCAGATGTTGTGTTAGATACACTTTCAGAACCACGCAAGCAAATGCTGCGTAATTTTGCTGCTAAAGCTCACGATAAGGCAGTACAGTTATTAACAAAAGAAAGCCTTGTTAATTTCAATCAGGAGCGTAAAGACCGGATTCAAAAATATCGTGAAGATGTAGAGCCGCAGGTCAAAGAAGCGATTGCAAAACAGCCGTTATATATGGCTTCGGAGCAGATACTTGATATTGCATCTGATTTAAAAACAGCGAAGGGCGTAGCTAACAGATATTTAGAAGGTAATTTTGATGAAAGTAAAATGGCAACTTTTGATATGATAGCTGAAGCTAATGGTTTTACTTCCGGTGACGAGCTGGCTAAAACGATTATGTCAGAACCATCTTTTAATGGTGCGGTTAACAGACATATTGATGAAATGGTGCAAGACGCCTTCCCTGATATTTACAAAGAGAGAGGGCTTGCTGAAGAAGCTGCACGTGATGCTATGTATAATGACGAGAGCGGTCTTTTGATAAATACAGAAGCACAGCTTATTGAGGATAAAGCACAAGGCTTGTTAAAGGGTCAGCGTGATGCTGAAACTCTTAGAAAACTTGCTGTTGCACGCAGGCAAACAGCTAAAATCCAGGCGCAAATGGACCTGCAGAATAGAGTAAAATTAAAGGAGGCTTTGAATACCCAAAAGTATATTACTGCCGAAAGAAACGCTGCGGCTAAAGCTGCTGTGGCATTGGAAAATGATGATTATTCTGCTGCGGTCCGATATAAAAACGTCCAGGCGTTTAATCATGCTTGTGTAGTTGAAAGCGTAAGACTGCGTAATCAGTATGCTAAGTGGCAGAATTATTTCAGGAAGCAGGCTAAAGCTAAAAGGGAAACGTGGGGTAATGAAAGAAACTTTATTCAAGCAGCAGCAATTATGGAAAGGTTCGGTTATAAGCGTAAAGATTATTCTGATTTTGAAAAGACAGAAACTTTATCAGACTATCTGAATGATATGGATGATCTTTATGACAATGTTGCAGTTGCTGATTGGATAATGGATGAGAATGTTAGCATTACAAATCCTCGTGAACGTATGACGGCAAGCCAGCTTGAAGATATAGTAAATGCGCTAAAAAATATCAAAGCGATCGCTAAACAGGAAATGAGTATCAATGCTTTACAGAAAGGTGCTACATATGCTGAATTTAAAGCTGAAGCACAGGACACACTTAATAAGCTGAAAACTATCTGGAAACCGCAGGTTGGCGTTGCACAGCAGCCTACAGTAATGGAGAAGCTAAAAGCATCTTTGCGCAGTACGGACAATCTTTTTGAAATGATGGACGACTGGCAGTATGGATTTTTTAGCAAACATTTTGGCGCAGCTATTCGAGAAGCAGCCGATAATGAAACAAGAAAAGTTTTAGAATATGAGGAAAAAACAGCGCAGGCTTACAGGGAATGGCTGCCGGATAAAGCTGCAGAAAAGGCGGCCGATTATCAGGAAAAATATGACGAGCTAGGTACTTCTGTAGATAAGCACGTTTTAGTAAAAATGCTTATGAATTTAGGAAACGAGAGCAGTGCCAGAGTATTGTGCAGCACTAGACCGGTAGGCTTTGAAAGTTCTGCCTTGTGGGTAGATGGCGATATCGTACAGACTAAAATCAATTTACTTGACTTCTTAGGGCGTAATCTTACTGAAGCGGATATAAAATATGCACAGGCTAAGATAGATATTGCAGAGATGTACTGGTCTGAAATGGAAGCTCTTGAAACTCGTTGGACAGGTTTTAGTCCTAAGAAAGTAGAAGCGTCGCCTGTAGAGCTGACGTTATCAGACGGCAAGACTGTTGTTATGCGTGGCGGTTATTTCCCGCTGATGCGTGACGGTGATACTGGTTCTAAACACGCTGGGCAAGAAGTTATTTCTGATACTGACCCCAGACAAGGCCGCAATATTAGAACAATGAGCACCAGACGAGGCCATTTAAAAGAACGTGTTAAGGCTAAATATCCTGTTAATCTAAAACGTGGAGCAGAGTTTAATGTTGCTATGGATGCGATACATGATCTGTGTTTCCGTGAGGTCATGGGCGATTTCCGCAAAATTATGAACGATCAGGAAATGTATACTCTGATTAAAGAAAAATTAGGCCTGGCCGATTTCTCCGCCTTTAAAGAATATCTTGAACGTGCGGCAAATCCTCAAGGTACTAACAGCGGCTCTGTTGGTGAAAGCTGGATGGGCAGTGTTGCTAACTGGCTTAGGGCTCGTACTGTAAATGCTGCCATTATGCTTAACCTTAAAACTGCCGTTCAGAACTTGGGTAATCCCTTGCTTTATGGTAATGCGGTAGATGGTTTTGGATATAGTGATGTCGTTGTCGCTGTGAGCAATTACAGTATGAATATGCAACTTGCAGAGGGATATAAATCGGCGAAGGAATTTGTTTACAGCAAATCTCCTTGGATGAAAGAAAGGTCTGTGCTTCCTGATATTTCCCTGCGGGATATGAAAGAAATGGAAAGCCTGAATCCTATAGAAAAGAAAGCTGTTGAATTTGGCACAAGATTGCTGGTCGCTACTGATAATCTTTCTGCTATTCCGGTATGGATGCAGGCGTATGGCAAAAAAATAAGGGCTGGTGCAGGCGAAGCAGAAGCGGTGGACTTTGCCAATACGGTTATTAGACGTACACTTGGCAGCAGCAGAGTCACGGAGGTTGCACCGCTTTTGCGTGGCGGACCTATGCTTAAACTGTTTACTACCTTCCAAGGCTTCTTCAATACACAATATAATCAGTGGGCCAGAGAGTATAATATCTTCTTAAAAGAAAAAGACATAATGCGTCTTACTTCGTTTGTGGGAGCTAAGTTTGTAATGTTTGCTTTTATAAACTTGATGTTGTCGGCCGAAGATCCATTTGAAGAAGATAAGGATGAATATAAAAAGATATCAAAAGAACTGCTTACTTACCCTATGAGTTTAGCCGGACCGGCTGGGCAGGTTGGTAATGCTATCTGGAGCAGGGCTTTAGGCATGCAGACTTACGGGTATAGAATGACTGCGGTACAAGGCACGATAGAGCAAATGGAACGTGCCGCCGGTAAGGTGCAAAAGGTTTACCAGGACAAAGCAGATTATGACGAATTGGTTGAGCCTACTGCTACATTTGTTGGAACAGCATTAGGCGTGCCTGCACAGTTAAACAAATTATTCTTTAACGGATATGATATCTTGTTCAATGATATGGAGCCGGAAGTTGGCGACATCTTTAGACGTCGGCCGAAAAAAGAACGGTAAAATAAAAATACCCCCTCAAATTTGAGGGGGGTTATATTTATTGGAAGTTATGTTCGTTTTTATATTTTTTTAGTACAACTGTTTGATAAAATTCGTGAGTTAGTTTATAAGCTTTCGGCATATGTTGAGCGTTAAAGATCGAAATGTATGCTCTTAAATGCAATTCAAAATTTTTATCATTAACATTTAAATATAAATTCATTATATCAGATGTTAATTTATTTGCGAATAAAGATTCTAATTCTTCTATTGTTACTAAATCAGAATCACAGTTATTATTTAGCACATCAGAATATTCTCTGTACTTTGCATCTAAATATTCTTCTACTGCTTTTTTGTCAGAACCAGTTGCATTACAGTAATCGTTTAAAAATTCTTTGCTAGATACGGTTAACATGGTATGTTCAAGTTTCATAAAATTATGAATAAATCCATATGCATACATCAAAGAATGATAATATGGTAATACATATAAAAAAAGCATATCATTTTCCATTGCTTCTTTGTAACGAATATTAACTGAATTGGAAAAAGTGGTTTCATATGGAGTGTGTGCAAATCCTAAAAGTGCTTGTACATAAAATGAATAATATCCATCTAATATATTTAAATTTTCAAAGGCAAGTTTTAATCTAGCCGTAATATAATCTCGTACGGGGGTGTGTCTAGCATATGGATAAGAAAACACTTTATTATCTTTTGTGGAATTTCCTTTATTAGATATTTTCCATAGTAAGAAGGCAATAATTATTAAAAGTATTATAATCATTTTAGGTAACTCCTTTTTCACAATTATAACACATTTATAAATTATTGAAAATAACACTTGACTTTATGCCACACATAAATATATAATAAATGTGTGGCATAAAGCGAGGTGAAATTATGAGCCCCAAAACAGGTAGACCAAAAGCAGATAACCCAAAGGCGATAAAGTATAGTATAAGAATTGATGAAAAAACAGAACAACGTTTAGTTGAATATTGTCTTAAACACAATATAACTAAGGGTGAAGCTATTCGTCAAGGGATACATTTACTTTTGGGAGACAAAAAATAAGACGCTGCCCAGTCGGTCAAAACAGGAGCAACGTCTTACACCAGAGGTTTCCCTCTGTGAAATAGTCTATCATAGAGGGCGACTTCTTTCAAGTGAAAGGAGTAGTCAACATGAATAACATCAACCGTTTAACCTTGGACAGTCGTGAAGTAGCAGTAATGTTAGAAAAAGAACATAATCATTTATTAAGGGATATAAGTGTTTACGCCAAATATCTTACTGAGACCAAAATTGGACTCAGTGATTTTTTCCAAGAATCCACATATAAAGACATTACTGGTCGCACATTAAAGAAATATCAAATAACCAAGAAAGGCTGTGAGTTTTTAGCTCATAAGCAAACCGGTCGCAAAGGATCGTCGTTTACCGCATCTTATATCAACCGTTTTCACGAAATGGAAGCGCAGCTAAGCAAGAAGCCTTTGCAGCAAACACTTATTGAAGAACCTTATAAGCCTACGATAAAATACTGGAAAGGCGTACCGGTGTTAACTAAGTTAGACGTAGCTATGATTTTAAATGTTGATGCGTCGTCGATTCAAAATTATATTCGTAGACCGTGGTTTATGACAGAGAATGTAGATTTTTACTTCTTGCGTAGACATGACTTATTCGAGTACCGCAGAGAGAATAAAATCAAGTCTACAATCGCTGCCTTAATAGTACTTACCGAAAGTGGAGTTAGAAAGATATACGAAGCTAGAAATCGAAAATTTACACCTGCTGAATTGTTCCCAGTAAAATCGTCGTGTGAATCACAAAGACCCATGCTTGTTAATGCGCCTATGAATATAGAGCTGCAGAAGAAGATAAAGGATTTAGAAGGCAAGCTGATTGCTTTGCATGAAGTATTAAAACTTTATAACTACTGTAACACGCCTGAAAAATCGCAATGCTTCGCCACAACAATAAAAGACATAGGTATAAAAATATCGTGTGATGCACTTGATGTAATCAATACAAAGCTTAGTTTAATTCCTGCCGAGGGTGTCGGTTAAAGCTACTCCCTTCCTGTTGGGTATTTAAAATTTTAAAAAGTTTCCGACAAAATGCCCTTTAACAAGAGTTAAAATAGTAATGTAAGGTTATTGGATATGAGAGCAGAGGCGATGTAAAAAAATTAAAAATGTATCCGACAAAACCACTATAAAAATGAGTTAAAATAGTATCATAAAGTTAGTTAGAACTTAATAGAAAGCGCTTACTTCGGTAGGCGCTTTTTTATTTGGAAGGAGAGACGATTTATGGAAAATTTAGTGCAAATCATTGACAGGCAGGTAGTTGTTTCCAGTAGGCAGGTAGCGGAGCATTTTGGGAAACGTCATTCTGATGTAATTAAAGCTGTTGAAAAACATATCTTGGATCTGCAGGAAACCGGCGTAAAAGTTCGTTGGTTTGACGAACACCAGTATATTGACGCAAAAGGTGAGCATAGAAAAGAATATCTGATGACACGTGATGGATTTTCTTTATTAGTTATGAGCTTTAATAATACTAGAGATGTTTTGCAATGGAAGCTAAAATATATTGCTGCTTTCAATAAAATGGAAGAATTGTTAAAAGAGCAGGAAGTTATTCCAAAAGATTTGCCAGCGGCTCTTAGGATGGCTGCTGAAATAGCAGAAAAAGCACAAGCTCTGCAAATTGAAAATACCCAGCAAAAACAGATTATCAATGAAATGCAGCCTAAAGCAAGCTATTACGATCTCATCTTACAAAATAATACTTTGATGTCGGTAACGCAGATTGCCAAAGACTATGGTATGAGCGCAAAGAAAATGAATAGCCTGCTACACGATTTGGGAGTTCAGTATAAAAAAGGCGGGATATGGTTCTTGTATGAAAAATATCAGTGCTACGGTTATACCCAAAGCAAGACTTTTTCTACTACTGATGGCGAAAATAGATTCCATACTTACTGGACGCAGAAGGGACGCCTGTTTATTTATCACCTGTTAAAGGGAAAAGGCGTGCTTCCTATTATAGAACAGGAGAGAGATTATGAATAAAGAGGCGATTATACAAGAACAAATAGATTTGCTGTTGGAAGAGCAGAAAAAGGCGACGTCTTTAGATGAAAAGCTAAAGATAGCAACTACTATAGCTAATATGTTAAATGCCGATACCGTAAAGGATGCGCCCGCTTCGACTAAGATATAGGGAGATGAAAATAAATGACAGTACAAAATACCACGGTTAAGGATATTTATGTTGGCAATGGTGCGACGACTAAATTTCCTATAACGTTTCAGATGACAGATCATCCGGAATATATCAAGGTATATATTACTGGTGATGACAGTGTTGCGAAGGAGACAGAGAATTTTACTGTTGACTTAGAAGCAAAAACTGTTACTTATCCTGCTGCTGGCGATCCATTGCCGGATGGTCATAAGATAACTATTTATCGAGAGCTGCCATTATATCAGTTAATGAAGTTAGTTAATCAGGGACCTTTTTTTGCAGAGAATATTGAATTGTCTTTTGACGATCTAACTTTTATATGTCAGCAATTAAATGAAAAATTGAATAGGACATTATCTGCTGGTATTGATGTAAGTAATTTTAATAATACTTTTCCGGTAAAGGCTGGAATGAGTTTTAGAATCAATGATGCTGGTGATGGGCTTGTGCTGACGGAGGACCCGGCGAGGGTGTTACCTTTAGCTAAAGATGTATTAGAGCAAACGAAACAGGTCAAAGAGAGCGCCGTTAACGAAACAACAAATATTAAAAATACTGCAATCGAAGAGCTGACCGCTATAAAAGATGCTGCGGTAAATGAGACTACGGAAATAAAGGATGAAGCTGTCGCTGCTAAAAATACCGCTGTTGAAGCTGCGGCTACTGCGGCAGAAGATGCTGTCAATAACGTTCAAACGTTACTTGATGAAAAAGTGGCTGCCGCAGAAAACGCAAAAAGTGCAGCTGTTTCTTCTGCTGAATCTGCATTAGCAAGTAAAAATGCTGCGGCTGCATCACAGTCGTCTGCTGCTGCCAGTGCAGAAACAGCCCAGGCTTCGGCAGAATCAGCTTCTAGCAGTGCTAATGCAGCATTAGCAAGTAAAAATGCAGCATTAACAAGTGAGAATAATGCGAAAGCTAGTGAAACCAAATCTGCAAAAAGTGAAGAAAATGCTAAGGCTGCTGAAACTGCTGCAGAAAATAGTAAAAAAAGTGCTTCAGATTACGCTAGTGCGGCTTCTAGTAGTGCTGAATCTGCATTAGAATCTAAAACGTTAGCTGCAGCATCAGCAAATTCAGCTTCTGCGAGTAAGACAAGTGCAGAAAGCAGTGCTAAATCAGCAGCATCTTCAGCAACTACAGCTACAGAGCAGGCAGATAGAGCGCAGGGTATTGCTGACAGCTTAGAAGGTTTAGCTGGCATTACTGGTATAGCGACAACAGATGAAGCTATCGCTGGTGTAGTTGATAACAAAGCAATGACGCCGTTAAAGACGAAAAAGGCTATAGAGCAAGGTACTAATGTTTTTACAGCTTTAAATACTTTCAGAGCAAACATTGCTGTATCAAACGGCACAGCGGCAGGCAGTCAAGGACAGGTTATTTTTGGCGTAAAAC